ACTGTGTTTGCAACAATAGCAGCAATCCCTTGAGGACTTGCAATTGAATTTACTAAATTATTTACAAAACCACCATTATTGTTAGCATTGTAATATGCAACTTTATTGTTACCATCGCCTATTGCATTATTAGTAAGTGTTTGTATATCGTTTACAGGTACGCCATTTTGACCAAGGTAAGCAATTGCATTTTGATAATTTGCAGTAAGTTCATCTTTTGCAACTGATGTTAAAGAACCAAAACCTGTCCCAACAACAATATTTTCAATTTGATTTTGTAAATAATCTTTTACAAAAGATTTTGGATCTTGCATGGCTTTTGCAAGAGCTTGAGCAGGTGTCTGTGAATCGGGCAAAGAATTGCCATCCGCATCCGTTTGATTAGAACCTGTCTTAATATAATCATACAAACCAGGCGTTGACGCAAGAGATGACCAAGTAGTTTGCGTGCCAGGTATTGTTTGATTTGAATATCTGCCCTCTGGATTGGCAGTTTCGTACATTTGTTGAGCAGTTGTTGGGTCTACCCCACTAAAACTACTGTACTGCGCAGGTGTTATTTGACTGGTATCAATTGCTTGACCAATACTCAACGGAGATGGATTGGAAACAGTTTCATTGCTGTCTGGATTAGCAGCGTTATTGCTTCTTACTATGACAGCCAACTGATTATTGAACTGGTCAATTACAGATTGGGATACAGGATTTGTGGCCATATCAATATACGCTTTCTTGGTTTTGAGCAATACTCATGATTCCAACTAAGTTTTGCGCCCAGTCTTGCCATCTAGAATAACCCCTAGGGTCAGGTATACCACTTTGTACAAAGTATCCAATGCCTTGCATACCAGAGGCCCAGTCTTGCCAATTCTCTTCTGGAACTGTTCCCAATTGATTAGACGCAAATTGCTGAGCCATTGATGCACACCAATAGTCCCAAGTCATTCCTCGAGGATCAAATGTGGTTGACATTACGGTGATCCTGTAGAACGCTCATCACCCATATCCACGCTCAGTAAGCAATTACCCAGTTGATAATCACCACCAAAGTCGTTGCTCGTGATCCTGAGCCTCATCTCACGTCTTTGCTCTTTCATGTCAATTTTCAAAGTTGATGACGTAAAGACGTAAGGCGCAGAAACAATATTGATGTCATCCGCATAACCCTTACCAGTTATTGTCAATGACATTTGACCAGATTGAACAAAGTCAGGCTCAAATCTTTCAAGCCTAATCCATTTATTATCGTTTATAAGTTGTTGTGCTCCAAGACCACCACCCACAAATCCTATTGAATTGGTCTCAAAGTAAGAGTTAATAGAATCAACATTTGTTAAGTAAACTTGGTCTTTGCCCACTTCATGTTGCCACAAAGTATAAAAAGAGTTTGTGGTTATATTCACCGTAAGACCAGTGGCATTGGGATTGGCTACAGATCTGTTAGAAGTTGCTAAAGTTCCACCAGTTAAAGATGATGAATAATTACCACCAGTCACCACGTTTAAAGTAACAACTACACCGCTTGAGACAGTTGCAACTGACAAAATAGCAGGTTGTCCACTGCTTCCAACCACATTTATTGTGTCTCCAACGGTATAGTTGGTACCCCCAAATGTGACCGAGGCAGTTGCAATTTGGTATCCAGTAATGGTATTCCCCGCCCAAACAGGGTAAGGGAAGACCTCAGAAAATACCCCTGCTGATCTCTGAGCACCATAGGCTTGGCCTGCGTCATACCATATCTTATCACGGACATTATAAATAATAGCATCAGTACATTCGGTTGCATTACCCTTTGGGTAAAACCACCAAACCTCACCCCATCTTGTAACTTTAGTTCCCCAAACCTTTTGGCGTTGAGAAAAGTTAATGTTATCGAAGAAATAGTTCAAATTCGTATTATTTATAATTTCTTGTACTACACCGTTGTAAACAAAAAACCTATCTATTCCAATCCAATAATAAAGACCATCGTACTCAACAACACAGTTGGACGACATAATTGTGATTGAGGTAGAGATAATGTCATATCTCCAATAAAGCGTAGCGGTGCCTATGGTCTGAGGAGAATAAGTCACCCTAGTCAATTGATCTAGTGACCAGAAAAGTCCGGCAGGGGACGTTGTACCACCCCTTAAAGGAACTCCCTTAACAACTTTTGTTCCAGATACATTGTTTGCATTTGCGTCTGTAGAAACCCAATTGGTAAAGTCCCCCGCCGCACTATTCTGTATCAACCCATTACTCCCATAAACAAACAAATAAGGGTAAAGCATACAAGTCCCACCACTCACAGATATGTTGTTATTGAATGTAATTGTTGTTGCAGAAGACAAGTTGGTTGTAAGGTTTGCAGAAGTGGTAAATACAGTGCAAGGACCACCCGTAAAGGAAGCATTTGTACCAGAACTTCCAATTGTTTGAGAGTTGTTTACTGTATAAGTACCTATCCCACCAGTACCAGTTCCTACGGCTGTAATAACAGTCCCTGCCGTCACGTTTACTCCTAAACTACCCGTTATAGGTTGGCCAACATAAATGGCGCCAACTACAGAAGTAACGGTCAACGTAGTTCCAGAAATGTATCCGCCAATCGTTACGGCAGAATAAACCGTTGGCCCCGCTCCAAACGAGTTGGCAACCACCGTCGTCCCCAAGGTAACAGCAGAACCACTCAATGTTTGATTAATACCAACCCTATAGTCAGCACTTCCAATAATTGCTATATTCCCGTATGTAAAACAACCTCTAGTAAAAATACCAACTTGGCTAAGAGTTCCATAAGGAAATGTACCAGTCAATACGGGTGTAGGGCTGATATTGTCAATATTAGTTAAATTTAAGCCTGGATGAGCAATGATGTTAAGTACATTTGAGCCGTTTGGATCAAAACCAATGTCAAATTGCCATAAGTTTGTAGGATCAGCCGTAAAATTATTTAAAGTAATATTTGTTGGACCAGATCCCGATGCCGTACTGTTCCCTGTTTGCCAACCACTTAAATAATTTGAATCTCCAGAGTATAGATAGTTAATACCCGCTTGAGACTGCATAATCATGCCTCTGGATATATTCGGCGCATTTAAGAATATACCGTTGTACCCTCCAATCTTCCTTGGCCTAGATCTTTGAAATCTTACCCATTGCCCATCCACATAACTTGGAGAGGCGAATTGAGTTCCATCCCTTTGTATGCCAGGGTTGATGTTGAGGAGCGCAACCTTTAAGGTCAAAATGTACCCCCAGATATACCAATAGGCGCTTGTACTCCAAGAGAAGAAAGCGTCATAGAAGACACGCCCGATAAAGTAATCGCAAAAGAACTAGTGCTTGGGAAATATATACCCGTGGTAGATCCACCCGTTACATTTAAAGAAGGTGCAGATGCAGACCCCGCTGATAACGTAAGTGTTGTAGCTGACGTGGTATTGACAGTGTTTGCGTTGTATACGTTTGTACCGTCGCATACAAGTAAAGATGTGGAGTTGGCGGGTACGGTTACAGTTTGACCACCAGATACACCAGTTGTAAAAGTTAATGTATATGAAGTATTTGTAGCCGTATTTGTAATTGTGTACAACTGCACAGTTCTCGGCAAAGTAACAGTGCAAGCTGAGGTAGCGCTAACATATTGTTGGATTGTGTTAGATGCCTGAGCGGAAGTTAAACTAAGCGTAGATAAACCAGATACAGACACGCTAAGTTCAGTAAAAGCAAAAGCATTAGATCTGCCGTATCCAAAGGTATCAAACGCATTAGACCCGTTAGAAACAATAACCAAAGACTCAGTTAACTGCAACTGTTGACTTGTATTGTTGTCAATTGTGTCTCCAGAAGCTGTGTAAGGATTGATTGTCAATATTCCAGTGCCGTTATTTTTAATAATAACAAACCAATTATTAGAAGCATTAGCGGATGTTGGCAAAGTAATCGTCCCCGCCCCACCAGTCCATACATAAAAGTTAGCCCGGTTGCTATAAGTCAACTGAGTGTTGGAGCTAATAGTTGTAATTGGATATTGAGTATTTAACTGATTGTTAAAGGATACCAACCCATACCCTGCGATACTGGACGTTTGAACACTGAAACTACCCAATCCCATTGCAACATAACTCCACGTCCCCGCGGTAGTCGTATTGTTGGTTACATAAATGTAATACGAATTAGCGCCAGGAGTTGTTGCAACAGTAACAATTGCCCCTCCACCATTGTCCACAACATTGAAAGAATTGGTAGATCCAGTGTTCTTAATAATGATGGCTTGGCCAACGGATACTTGGATTGCAGGGGGCATGGTTATAACAACACCAGATGCTGTTGCTGTAATTTCTGTAATATTGGCGGCGACGTTACTAGAGGTTGTGCCGTTTATTGGCCAATTAAGCGTAATACTGGTAGCAGTGCTCAAAGACTCATATGCCACCTGTGACGGTGAAATGGTTTGGCCTGTAAATGGATTTACATATGCGGTCATAATTAGCTATCCTGTACTAGGGTTTGTCTGTCGCCTACGCGAGTAATGTCTTCTGATTTGAGCATACTCAATGCATTTTGATACATTTGTTGCCACGTAGGAATTCTTGCGTCATTCTTTAAAAATGGCGTCATCTGAAGGAGTGTCCCAAAAAGCATCGCATTTGGCGCGTTTTGAGTAAGCCAGTTTGTTTGATTTGTGCTAGACAAGGGTTGGATTCTTTCGTAAAACAACACCTCAAACGCATAAGCCTGATCTGGCGTAGGCGCAAAATACCAGTGATCATAGTCATAGTCTGCGTAATATAGTGGGGGCGCAGTGCTTGTTGAGTTAGGCCAGTATCCAGTTAGATACTCATACTTTCTCAAATAAATGGGTTGTTTGTTGCCACTTGCATCCGTATATTTCATGGATACGGTTTTTCTCCACCTCGCAGGCTTAGGTATAACTGGATTTGAAGCAGTTAAAGTGCTCTCAACCACATTAAGTTGGCCTAAAGTTTTAATTTGCTGTGCAATTTCATATTCGCACAGACTAATGGCGACGGGAACTTGGTTTACCACGGCAGTATCACTCCTCTCTAAGTACTGATAAATGGTACTTATGAGGTTATCGTAGGTAAAAACAAACGAAGGAGTGTTTGTTACTGATGAAATTGTCATTTAGCCCCCTAATATATGCCTATTTTAGATAGTATCTAGGGAAAAGTCACTCTATAATACCGCCCGATTTCAACTGATCAATTGTTTTATTACCTGTGTATTGGAAATGAGCAAGCTCTTTGAACGACTTCCAATTCCCCGCCCATTCCAATCCACACTCTTCACCAATCTTTCCTATTTCTGCCCACACAGGGTGAGAACCGTCCCAATCGGGTTTTCCGCTAACAATTGGAACAATATCAACAGCACAGCGATAATTATGAAATGACTCTCCTGCCTTAGCATTAGTAACAATTTTCCCAGGACTTGTTCTTCCTTGTTTATATAGTGCGTCCTGACTCTCCATGTCCCTGTAAGTGCTCGTGACCAAAATATCAATGCCCTTATCCTTACAAGCTTGTATAAAAGCATCGACTCTACTTTTAACTTGGGGTAGTAGTTCATCTAAAGATCTTGAATTAATCATTTTGAAACTGGTGTTGATTGATGTAAAAGTTCGTCTTTCTTCTGACTCCCTGCTGAACTACCAAAGTAAAAGGCTACCACCCCCGTCCAAGCAGTTCCAAGTGAACCTAGCATGATGTCGATCTGAGGCGTGTGCTGTACCTGACCGTACATCAGCCCAAAGAGTATTCCAAAGAAACCGCCTGTGATTCCTATAGCAAGAACAGGAGGTATCCAAGACTGAGTAGCAATCTGCATCGTTCTAGCAGAACTTCTGTCTTGAACGGCTAATTGCTCAAAATCTAGGTTTAATTCTTGTGCTTTGGCTTTTAAAGCTATCTCGGCTTGTTGCACTGCGGCAATCTGGTCTGAAGATAATTTACCATCCTCCAACATTTTCTTAGCATCGTCCTGGGATACACCAAGAACCTTTGATACCATTTCATACGCCAAACCACCCAGTGGTCCTCCAATTGCACTAAATATCGTAGGTGCTATTGTTTTAATCCAATCCATAATCACTCCTTGCAATACTTTGGAAGATACCCTGTCTGTTTAAACATCACATAACATTCTATTAACTTATCATCTTCTAAGAAATTTTTTTTAAATTCTATGTGCCAACTTTCCTGTTCTCTTTTTTTCAAATAATCTTGCCGAATATAGAACATCAACCCTACGCAAGTGAGTGCAAAGATAAGTATGGCAGCGCACACAACAAGTCTGAATTGAAATACATCTCTTGCTTCTTTGCGTTCTCTGGCCTCTTTTGCATCCTTTTTTTTTGTGCTTTGTCAAAATTGGCTTTATCAGCATTAAGTCTGTTTTTTTCTTTCTCAAACTGATGCCATAGGTCGCCAAGCTCTGGAGGACTCTCGTATACCAACATCTGCCTCAAATCGTACTGGGCTTGTTCTAGTTGCTTCCTAGCCATGATGTTCTCTAAGGCTTGTGCTTGTATAGACTTACCCTTGGGCGGATTCTTTTCCTTATCTTTTATCTCAGCATGGGCTTTTTCACTGTGCTCGAAAAAAGAACCTAACCCTGTTGAGATTTCATGAAAAACATCGTATGCTTCTTTACCAGTAGCCTTAAAGTCTTTGTACATAGCTACGCCTTGCTTAACAGCAGAAAGTATAGCCAGACAAGTACTAATTGGTTCCATATACTAATGTTCTAAGAATTTTTTGATCAAATCCGCCGCCACCCCAGGCCCCAACAAAACACAAAGAACGACAAAATAAAGCAAATACTCTATTTTTGTCATTCTTTTATCCCCAGAAGACAAAGATTCTTGAATTGCTCTGTATCTTTCAGCGCAAATGGCCTCATGTACGGCAACTCTAACTTCTATGTCTTCATTCATTTTATTTTTCTGCCTGTATACAAGTTAAAAATGATGGGGCAACTACAGCAATAACAGCAGATTCTGTTGTTGTAACAGGCGTAGCTGATATTGTGGTTTGCGGAGGTATCTCAACAGTAGGCACTTGTGGAGGAGCCTCAAACATAATTGTAGGAGTAACCACGGGGCCAGGTTTTGCCTCTGTTGGAGGAGCATACTTTTGATCAAGAAAATCCAAGAATGCATGGATCTTGTCTTGAGCATCAGTTTCAAAATTGTTTAAATGAGCGCGAATGTCTTTTAAAAATTGCATATATAACCTCAGTTATTTGGTTTTACATCTGTAACAACTTCTTGGGGAATTTGTGCCTGCAATTGACCCATGATCTTTTGACTCAAAGGCCAAGCGTTGGAACTGGTCGGCAATTGACCTAAAACATTGATAATGTCTTTAATCTCACCTTCAAATAATTCAAGTTTTAAAACGTCCATGATTGTCATCCTATTTATTTTCCGTCAAAGATGGGGTGACGGTTTCCCCTTCAATGCTAATTGTAGATGTGCTTTGGTCAATTTTCATAGTGCCCTCACAAGCCATATTCCAATCCTCCCCCGTCCTTTCGCTGTGACAGGGTACATTGATCCTCACGTGCTTACAAAGATACTCCTGATGGCCCTCAAAAACCCTCCAAGCATGGTCTACAGTTCCCCGTCCGGGCATTCCCCTAGACTTGTTAAAGCGGATTAAGTATTTCATACAATAATCGGAGTTTGTTGCTGAACGCCCAAATTAAAATGTATAAACCTTAACGGCTCATCAGATCCATGTCTGGTAAAAGAATGCGCCACCCAAGAATTTGTTAAAAAAATCACTCCTTTTTTTATAGGAAATAATAATTTATTGGTTGCATAACTTACTGTTGATGAATCTTTTTCTGGTAACTGAGTTAAAACTTTGCCTTCTCTTGAATCATTTATCACAATGTTGGATGATTTCTCCATTTCATTGAGAAAGTAAAAACCAATAATATGGCATCCATCCCCATGAGCGTGATCATCCATTCCCGAAAACTTATAGTGCTCCTGACCCCACATAGACTGAAAATAAGTAACTTTGTCATCCATCTTGTACCCTTGAGAATCCAAAATGTTCCAAGCCGTAAAAGATATGTATGAAGCTAAGTCCTTGATCCTTGGATCTAAAAAAAAGTTACCCGTCATTTTGACTGGATACAACTCATTTATAGATTCTTTGTTATTTGCAATTCCTTCATTAAAAACCTCTAAAGCATTATCCAAATACTCTGGTTTTGATATGCTATATACCGCCGTTGGGAAGTATGTAGCAATGTCAAGATTATCCATACCGCTCTCCTATTTGTTATAGGATATAAGTATACTTTAACTTAATGTTAAGCAAGACAAGTTCTGATTGATTGCATGATTAAGTCAATGAAAACGCAAACATACCTGAAAAAGCGCCACCACCAATTGCAAAAGTTGCATTTGAACTAACATTTCCTGTTGCACTTACTACGTATATAGTTGAACTGCCTGTCCCACAAGTTAAATAATATACAGAAGAAGGAGAAGTCGTTCCCGCCGCGCCAACTATTCCGTTCATAACAGTACCGCCAAAACCAGAAAGAGTGCTAGGGGTAATTGGCAATCCAGTAATAGTTATTGAATTTGCTACGGTATTATTTAACCAAGATATATTTAATTGTACAAAAGCAATACTTCCTATAATTAAATATCTACCCAGAGTAGTCTGAAAAGTTGCCCCTGTAAGTCCATTTACAGATGGTGTCCAAGTTTGCCACCCTCCATCACTTCCAGACGTAGCAGTGTTTGGTGAACTAACTGGAATATTATTAGCAGAATTAAATATTACCCCCGCTATAGTCGCGTTGTTAGTAACAGTTAAATTTCCTGAAAAAGTAGATGTTTTTGCGCTAGTATTAATTATTGGATAACCAAAATTAAAATAACTATTAATTCCAGATCCAAGCGCTGTAATCGCTAAGGGTAAGCCACTGACGCTATTTAAAGTAATCGCTCCTCCACTACTACCGTTGTTTATAGTCAGAGCAGTTAAAGTGGGAGATGTGGTTGTACCCAAAACTCCGCCAGATGTGTTTGTAACAATCCCCGCTGTCGTTAAACCAGTATCGGTAATGCTTGAAAATTGCCCCGCAGTAGCAGATGCAGAAGCCAACGCAGTGACGGTTCCTGACGAATTAGCATAGTACAAAATGCCATCAGCGTAGTTTAAAGCTACCTCAGATCCTTTACTGGTGTTGGCTATGCCTGGGTTGCCTGCGGCAGGTTTTACGCCCGCAGAACCAGATGCGTATAGGTATATGGGAGTGTAATTTGATGCAGGCATAATAATTCCTTTAATCAGCTTTAGGAGCTTCTGGTGGGGGTTGCTGTGCGTTTACTTCCTTTTGCACGGCCTCGATAATCTGGAATACCTCTTGAAACGGTTTTGTTCCTAAGTAAGCCATGACTGCGTTAATTGTCTGAACAGATAAAGTGATGTTTTGCATTTTAGTTTCCTTGTGGTGTTTCAATAAATCGTAGTAACACTACGACCACAGAAATTATACAACCCACTATCATTTGATGAATAGGAGTTAGGGATAGCTCCATGACGAAACCCTGCAATACTGAGAGTATGGCAATAACTATTGCCCATAGGACTTGTTTTGACTTTAGGGTTGTGATGAGTGTGTTCATGCGCCTACCTTAGCTTTAAGTTCGGCTATCTCTGTTGCCTGTGCGGTAACTAATGCGTTAAGTTGTTGTACTGCGGTAACTAAGTGCCACAATACATCACTAGAGTCTACGGACATAACACCTGTAGATTCTGTTTTCACGCAATCAGGTAATACTTGTTGAAGCTCTTGAGCTATTGGCCCTAATTGAACGCCAGTAATAGCTACTGCGCAATGTTGGTCAAACTCTGTTATTTCTTCGGGTAAACGGTATTCAAAGTTTCTAACCTTAATCTGCGTTATTGCGCTAAGACCTACCGTATTATCAACAATATTCTTTTTAAGTCTTTGGTCAGACGTTACAGACCATGTAGAAGAGTTGTTACCTTGATATACACCTCCACCATTAGGATTTATAAAACCTGTATTTGACCCTTTGCCAGTAGTGCCTCCTGTAGAATTATTATTACCAATAGTAATAGAATTTGTATCTCCACCTGAGCTAGTATTTGCCCCTACACCAATTAATATATTATAACTACCAGTTGTTGTGTTTACAGAACCATTACCTGTATAAAAACCAAGCATTGTATTGTAAGTACCAGAAGTAACATACGCCGCTGAATTCATACCTATTAAAGTATTTCCTGCCCCAGTAGCATTCAATCCAGATTGATACCCTACTGCTGTGTTGTTAGATGCTGTGGTATTGGTTTGGAGTGCAAATGGCCCAACTGCTACATTGTTAGTGCCTGTATTTGTATTTTGCAAAGCTCTGAAACCAAAAGCTGAATTATAAGTACCAGAACTTACTAATTGACCCGCTTGATAACCAAAAGCATCAAGCATAGCGTTGTTAGAGGTATAACCTGCTTGATATCCAAAAGCAGTTATATTGTTTGCACCACTATTTGTATATCCTGCTTGATATCCTACTGCGGTATTGCCAGATGCTGTGTTAAATACAAGAGCTTGATAACCGATTGCTACGTTGTTATTACCTGAAATATTAGAGCCAAGAGAACTCCTACCAACAGCGGTGTTATAGTTTCCTCCATCATTTACATTTAAAGAACCATAGCCTAAACCAGTATTTCCGCTTGAAGATGTATTATTAGTTAAAGCAAGATTTCCAAAAGCAGTGTTTTGCACTCCGCTTGTATTAGCCGCCAAAGCACTAGCACCAACAACAGTATTAGTAGATACAGAACCACTACCTAGACCTACTGTTAGTCCGTGTACAGTTATATCAGCAGATACTGATCCGCCCGTTAAAGGCAAAGCCGCAGTAGACTGTGTTGTTGAGTCACTAAACGTAATTGATGGGGCTGATCCCCCAATGACTGTTGTCATGGTAATGTCTCCAAGAATGTTGTGATTTGCTCAGGTGTCATTTGATTGCCCTCTGCATCTTTTAATTCCACACCACTTGCCAATTCTTTTTTGAATTGTTGATAGTCTGTGTTGTTTATATCAAAACCAAAGCTAGTTACAGAAC